ATCTGATTGAGCAGCGCCATCAATGTTTGGCTTGGCTCTTTGTAAGGCAACGGCAAAATGTTGTCCTTCATCGTGCCGCTTGGTACATCCACATCCCTAAACTCGCCGGGGGCAATCGGAGTATCGTCACCCTTCACCCGCAAGCCACGGGTCTTAAACCCTCCGGGCAAGTTAGCCAACGAACCAGCGTCCACCAGCTGGCGCAAAATAGAAGTACCAGATTTGGCAAACGCACCAATCAGGTGAATCAAACCAAAGTGGTAAAAACCAAAGCCGGGGATATAGCCATAGTGCACAAAGTGCTGGCGTTTTTGGTGCGTCTTATCGCCCTCTCTCCAGTTACGGCGAATAGACAACACCGCACCACTTGTCTTCTCAATCGTCACCACATAAGGCAACAAAATACCTGTTGGCTCACCTTCTTCATCCGTATGCTCGTATCCGGGCAAGTCCAAATGAACGTGCATCTCTAAAACCTTAAAGCGGTCATCCGTTGTCGCTCGGAAACCCAGTTTCTCAGCAATCCGCTTTTCAATCTCATCCAGCGTGTTATCCGGCGTACCCAGCTCAATATCACGGTAAAAACCAGAATACTGAAGACGCTTCAATTCATTCTCAGTCTTACGCATCACATGAGTAATACGCTCTGCCGATTCCAAAGAAGACGAGCCATAAGGAACCACCAGATCTTCAGCCGGAATGTAAATAGACACCTGACGGTCTAGGCTGTGGTCCACATAAATCTTTTTAAACCCATTACCAGACAAACCCACGCCCCACAACATGCGCTCATGCTCTGGACGGTACTCTTGCATTACATCCACCAGCTGATGGTTCATGTCGTCAACAACACGCTCCATCGCATCTTTCTTATCTGGCGTTTCTTTACCAACAATCTCGCCTTTCACAGGACCAGAAGCCGGGAAAGTCTCCATAATCGTCTCAGACTGAAACTTAATCACCGCCTCGGCCAGCACTGGGTGATACACGCCGCAGGCCCCTTCCCAAGGCTCTGTGCGCTCTTCTATCTTCAAACCAAGCAATTCCAAGCCATCCACGTAAGTTTGGATCCAATCCTTGCGTGAATCAATGTCCGTCTGAAACTCACCTTGCAAATCTCCGCCAATTTGAAGCAGCACACTCTCAGGCAACAACTCAGCCAGATTCTCATTAAAATCGCCCATCACTTCGGGCGGCGTAATGTCTACACCATTAATGCTGACTTCCTCCGGGTTGACAATCTCAATCTCCAAAGGTTCAGATTGAATAGCCGCCAAACCCGCTGGCGCTTGATATAGTGCTTTATCAATTGACATAATCTTCCTTAGTAATACGCCTTCTTGCGTCTAAATTCCATTGGCTCATCTGGCTCGTCACTTGGCAAACTGATAAACCCACCACGTCTAAATCGCAGCAGCGCCTGTGTAGTCGAGTCCACCAAGTCATCATGGTCCGAATTAGGAAAGGATGCCAGTTCCTCAACCACCTCTTCAGCCCAGCGTTTTCTCGGTGCCCACACTTTACCACTTGCAAACAAATCTGACACGCTATTAACCCGAGAAATCTTATCGTTACCACGTGTCGGCGTAAACTCTTGCACAGGAATCCCCATCCGCCTTAACTCAAATATCAGCGGTGCACCAGAAGCCTTCGCCTCAACAATAAACGAGTCCGGCTGCCATTCCTTATACATATCAAATGCTCTCTCCTTTAGCGTTGGAAACTCCATCCGCTCCTTAAAAGCATCCAGCAAAATAATATTTGGGTCCTGTTCATTCTCATTCAGATAGAAAATTCCCCAAGTCGTACACGCCGAATAGTCAGCCCTCTCCGACTTCGTGAATGCCGTATCCCACGACTGAATAATATAACTACACGGCGGTGGATTAGGCTGGTCCCACACCCGCCACCACTCCCGCTTAACCAGCGCACCCTCTTCACTCGTCGGATCCTGTTGATACTGCGCCTGCCACTTAGACAGCGGCAACTCAATACGCAGCTTATTCAGCTCTTCAAAACTCCAGAACTCCGGCCACAGCGGTTTCTCATTCCTCTTAATCGCCGGTAAACTAATAATCTCCCACTCATCTCCGTCCCGGTCCACCATCGCCTGACAGATCTTTCCCGTTAGATCCCTCTTGGACCAACGAGTCATCACCACCACAATTGATCCCCCCGGCTGCAAACGCTGACGAGGACCTGACGTGTACCACTCATAAACCTTATCAAACACCGCCGGATCACTGGCCGCCAACGCCGCCTCTTGTTCCGAGTGCGGGTCATCAATGATCAAAAGATCCGCACCCTTACCCGTCACAGTACCGCCAACACCAATAGCGAAATACTCTCCGTTCCCATTCGTACTCCAGCGACCCGCCGCTTTTGAGTCCGACCGCAACGCCACATTAGGAAACACCTTAGAGTACCGCTCGCCATCTACCAAGTTACGCACCTTACGGCCAAACCCAACCGCCAACTCAGCCGTGTTAGAACATTGAATGATCTTCTTATTAGGAAACTTACCCAGATACCAAGCCGGTAAAAGATAAGAAGCAAACTCCGACTTCGTGTGACGAGGCGGCATATTAATAATCAGCCTCTTAATCTTACCCTCAGCTATCTCCTCAAACTTACTAGCCATCAACGCATGATGCGCCCCATGAATAAACCCCGGCCACATCGCCTGCACAAAAACCATAAAGTCAACTTGACCCTGCTCCCTCAGAATCGCATCCTGATACGCAGCCGCCAAAGGAGACAGCATCGCCTGCTCCTCCTCCGGTAACTGGGACAGTATCTCCATCAACTCATCCATCATCCGGGTAACCCCTTCATACGCATATGCGCCGGTCTAATACTCCTCGGGTACTTACTGTTCCCCTTACACACACCCAACTCAATCAGCCGCCTCATCTTCCTATTCACATTACCCCGACCCTTATCACCCGTAATGTGCATGATGTCATCAATGGTCGGCCCAAAACCAAACGTGGCCCACCACTCCTCTATCACCATAAAAATTTCCTTCTGCGCCGGTGTCATTTTTTTATATACCCCCCGCCCCTTTTTCTTCCAAAACAGTAACCGGGGGGGTTTCTATAACCACAACTTCTTTAGCTTGGTCAGAATCTACAACCCCCTCCCCATTAACATTCTCACGCGAGAATGTTGTTTTAAGAACGGCTTCAGATGCAGATTGATTGTCTGGCATGGGTATGTCTGCAGATTGATTGTCTGGAATACTATGCAAATGCCCAGCCGTATCGCTCACGCATTCGGGGGGATGCCCCTCCGTGGGGGTCACCAAGGCCGCATCGTTGAAGCCGTCCCCCTTCGCTTCCACATCCGTAATCTCAGCCAGCAAGTCTTGTGCGGTTCTCTTGGTGCTTGTGCGTATGCTCTTGCTCTTACTAATAGCCAGTTGCACCGCTTCCATCAGCTTGGCCTTCAATGTATTACTGTCCAGGCTGTGCACGACCTCACGTCTCTCAGAGAACAATGCCACCTCAGTCATCTTGCCAATAAGCTCTAACGCCTTCAGTTGTTGCGCTGGTGCTATCTCGTCCGATAGAGCCAATTGGGACAGCTTATGGATGGTCAACGCCCTCAAGCGAGTGGGTAAAAGATATTCCTCTGCCTGTTTAGCCGCTTCCAAGGCCATGATGTATGTTTGCACATGGCTGTTCTTTGCTACGTTCTGTGCATTCCTCGCATTGGTCTGCCTCTTACCATCTGCTTTATATGCCCTTCTATATGCTTCTGTCTTATTCCCTGTGACGACTAACTGTTCAGCGAAATGCTTTTGTTTCTTGGTTAGCTTCACGCCATTGGGGTTATTAGAGCCAAGGACAATCTTCTCTATTGGGATTGCTTTCATCCCCTCCTTGATATCTTGTCTGGATAGTTTGTTCATGGGTATCTCTTGAGAATACTGTTGCGTGGATTATCACACCGTTTCGCTTCGCTATCAACACGCAAGCAAGATTGTCCTCCCGCCTGTTCGCTGCACCCGACTTTCCCGCTGCCAACCTACACCCTCAGCTGCAAGCTGATTCATGCGCCCCAATTCCAATACTTCCCCCCTTTGTGGCCTCAGACCCACAAATAACCGCTTGTGGCCATACTTCGACCCTACGCTAAGTGCTTGAAAACATTGAACTTTTAAGAATAGTTAAAAAAAAGTGTTGACAGTCAAGATATATGCTAGTGACAATAGAGCCTCACCACATAGGTGAGACGCAAAACAACCAACTGCTAGGAGTTTA